CAAAATACGAACAAATCTGGGAACTGCCCGAGTACCGGGAGCGATCACCGGGGCTGAGGCACCTTGCGGATGCGCTGGCGGTGATGCGCCCGCTGCGGGGCGCAAGTTTCACGGACTGGGGCTGTGGGTCGGGTGCGGCGGCGGAGGCGTATCAGTATGGCAACTGACCTTGTTCGCATCGAAGGCCTCGAAAGCGTGCTGAAAACGCTGCGCGAACTGCCGGCAGAAGTCGTGAGCAAGAACGGCGGGCCGGTGCGCGCGGCGCTCAGGAAAGGCGCGGTGATCATCCAAAAACAGGCGATGGCCAATGTGCAGGAGATCGTCGATACGCCGAACGTGGATGGCCGATTCGTATCGACCGGCCTCGCGAAAAAATCGATCCGCATCAAGCGCGTGCGCCCGCTGAACAAGCAGCGGGGCGAGGCATTCATCGTCGCAGTCAGGTCGCAGCGCTACCCAAACCGGACCATCCAGCGCAGGGGCCGCAAGGGGGCGGACCTGAAAACCAACGACGTGTTGTTCATGCTCGAAGCCGGGACCGAACGCAGAAGGGCGATGCCCTGGATGCGCCCGGCGTTCGAGGCGAAAAAGGGCGAGGCGCTGCAGGTGTTTGCCACGGAGTTGCCTCGCGCAATTGATCGGGCAGTGAAGAAGTTGGCCAAGCGAAACGGGGTCCGAACCTGATGTATCCGCCGGTTTTTGAGCTGCTCGCCGCGTCACCAACGGTGGCCGGCTATGTGGATGAGCGCATCTATCCGCACGGCTACGCGCCGCAGCGGGTGACCGCCCCGTACATTACGTGGGACGTGATGGGCGGGGCGCCAGCAAACAACCTGAGCGCCGTCCCGGACACTGATAGCATCGTTGTCCGCGTAAGGGTGTGGAGCGACGACGCACAGGCCATCTATGCCATTGGGCAGGCTGTGCGCGATTGCCTCGAGCCTGAGGCGCATATGGAAGATGTGCCCATGACCGGCAGGGACCCGGAAACGTTGCGCGCATGGCTGGCGATGACGTTCCGGTTCTGGACCGCGCGTTTCGACGCAACCAGCTCATCTAGCTGACAACAACCACCCGATACCCCGAATTCGGTAGGCATGTGCCTGCCGTGGTCGCGCGCGTGCGCATTTTCTGAGGAAACATCTATGAGCACCCTGAAGACCCAAGGCACGCGCTTGTATTTCGCGTCGCCCGCATCCGCATCCAGCTCCGACGCCGATGGCGTGGTGATCATGTACGTCACCTGCCCGACCGGTATCCAGGGGCTTGGGGGTGCGGCCGATCAGATCGACACGACGTGCCTTGATGCCACCGAACGCACGTTCGTGCAAGGGATTTTGAGTCCGGGGCAAATCACGGTGCCGTTTAATTTCGATCCGTCCGCCGCCTCGCACCAGGAGCTGATGTTGCTGCGCGACGCCGGGACCGTGGTCAGTTGGATGGTCGTGTTCTCTGACGCTGTGACCGCAGGAACGCTTCCAACGTCCGTTGACTCGGATGATCGGCTGGTTTCTGCAGGATCGACTACCGCCGAGTTTCTTGGCTACGTGAGCGACGTGACGATCGACATTCAGACGAACGAGATCGTGCGCGGTTCTCTGGTGATCCAGCGCTCCGGCGCGGTGGCGTGGGATTGGCCATAACAGGCGGAACGGCGATCCATAACGGCGATCTGGATTCCGGCCCCGCTGGCTCTGTGCTGTCTCGCCGTGGCGCATCCGGCGGGTGTCCGGTTCCTGAGGTGTGAGTGATGAGCTACTTCGATGATCTGATCGATGCATCGCTGATCCAGCGCGAGTTATCGGTGCGCGGAAAAACCGTCCCGACGTGGTGGAAACCGCTCACCGCAGGCCAGCGGGTGGAGCTGTTGCGCGGCCAGGTTGTGAAAAGCGACGGCGAAACCGCGTCTGTGGTGGAGGTGGATCTGGCGCAGTCCGCAGAACGCTCGCAGCGCATGGTGGTTATGACGCTGTGCACGGAGGACGGGCAGGCGGTGTATCGCGCGCTGAAGGATCTGCAGTCCGACCCGTCGTGGCTGATCGATGAGCTGGTCGAGCTTGCGCGCAAGGTGCACGACGAGGGAAACGGCTAGACCTCGCGGACGAATGGCATAGGTGGCTGGTGCGTCTGTCGCTGATCATGCGCCGGCCCGTCCACGAGGTCATGACGTGGCCACTTTGGGTCACGCGGGTGTATGCCGAGTTCCTGGGCCGCGAGCCGCTGCCAGAGGAGCGTATCGAGCTCGGGCTGGCGCAACTGACAGCCAACTACGTCGCGGTCCACCGTGCGCCTGGATCGCCCGCGCCGCGTCCTGCTGATTTCCTGCTCGCCCGCGATGCCTGGCGCGACGCCGGGGATGGGTACACCGAAACCGATCTGGCCATCATGAGGCAGCTGCTGAAATGAAAATATCAATCATCCTCGAGGCGCTGACCGGCCGGTTCGAGACGGACATCAAGCGGGCGTCGAAAGAGTCGGAACGCGCGTTCCGGCGCATGAAGTCCGAGGCGAATGCCGCGGCGAAGGTGATCGGCGCGTCGTTGGCAACGGCGGCGGCGGGGGCCGCCTACGCGATCAAGGGTGCCATCGACGAGATGGACCAGATCAGTAAAACGGCACAGAAGATCGGCACTACCACTGAGGCGCTTTCGGCACTGCAATACGCCGCGAAGCTGTCCGACGTATCTGTAGGCCAATTGCAGGCCGGCATGACGCGCCTGGTGCGCGCACAGGCGGAGGCGGCGCGGGGCACCGAGCGGTACGTCGATCTGTTCGGCGCGATCGGCGTTGCGGCGCTGAATGCTGACGGGTCGCTGCGCAACTCGGCTGACGTGATGACCGATCTGGCGGACGTGTTCGCCTCGCTGCCGGACGGTGCGACGAAAACCGCGCTCGCGGTCGAGCTGCTCGGCAGATCGGGGGCGGACCTGATCCCGCTGTTGAATGGCGGGGCGACCGGGCTGGCCGAGATGCGCATCGAGGCCGAGCGGCTGGGGCTGGTGATCTCTGGCGAGGCGGGGAGGGCGGCGGAGGAATTCAACGACAACCTCACACGCATGGGCGCCGCTGTTCGTGGAGCGGCAATTGAGGCCGGAGCGCAACTGCTGCCGGTGCTGAGCGACTTGTCCGGGCAGGTGGTTTCGATGGCGAAAGACCCAGCGTTCCGCGACGGGCTAGCGGATGCGCTCCGGGGTATCGGCGAGGCGGCTATCGCCACAGCGAACGGGATCGCCGCGCTGGCGGGCACGATGCGGTTTTTCGGTGAGTCGGTGGCCGCATGGGTCAGCGGCCCGGCCGTTGGAGACTTGCCGCGCATCGATGATGCGATCGCGGAAATCGAGCGCAAGCTAAAGCGGCTTGACGATATGCGCAAGGCGTCTGGCACAAGCGGATCGAGCGATGAGCCTGCGCTGCGGGCAGAGCTGGAGCGATTGCGCCAGATGCGCGACGTGACGCTCGAACTGGCGGCGGCAAGGAAAGAAGTCGCGGCAGTCGCCCCGCCCGGTGCGGGCGCAGCACCGCGCGCCATTGGGCGGATATTCGCTCCGAGCGCCGGGGCCGCAGCGCAATCGAGCGGCCCAAAAAAGCAGTCCACCCGCCTGCGCGACATCTACCTGCAGCAGGCCGACGAGGGGCTGCGCGAGGTCGAGGAACGCTACCGCGAGCACGCGCGGATTCTGGAGGGCGTTGACCGTCTGCGGCTGGAGGCGATGGATGAGCATTCGCGTTCTGTGGTGCTGCTGCGCGAGAAATACGGAGAACTGACTGCCGCAGTGCAGGCTGGGGTCGTCGAGCAGCAGGAGGCAGCGCAGATTGCCGCAGGGCTTGCGCAGCAGTGGAGCGAGCACGTTAAAACCGAGACGGAGAGCATGAGCGAGTTCGCGAAGGCTGCGGCGCAAAATATGCAAACGGCGTTCGCGGACTTCCTGTTCGATCCGTTCTCGGGCTCGCTGAAGAGCATGGCCGCTGAATTCGCCGGGGTGCTGCGCAGGATGGCGGCGGAAATGCTCGCGGCCAAAATTTTTGGCTCACTCGGCAAGGCGGGCGAGGGGAAAACCGGCTTCATGGGCTCGCTGCTCGGCTTTTTCGCGGGGGCGAAGGATGCTGGGGGATCGGTCCCCGCCGGCACGTTTGCGTTGGTCGGCGAGCGCAGGCCGGAACTTGTGGCAGGGCCGGCGACCGTGGTTGGTGGGGCGCAGACGGCCTCTATGCTGCGGCCGCGCGAGCGAGGCGACACGAAGATTCGGCTGATCTCGATCACCGACTCGCAGAACTTCAACGACTACTTGGGCAGCGATCCCGCCGAGCAGACGCTTATCGCGTTCGCCGAGCGGAACCAGGGCTTTTTCCGTCAACTGGTTGCGTCATGATCTGGCCGTTCTGCCCGCGCCCGGAGTTCACGGAGGCTCTCACGTGGCGCACGGACGTACTGCCGACGTATTCCGCTGAGCAGCGCGTTAGGCTGACGCACACGCCGCGTCAGGCGTTCGGGTATGAGTTCGGCATGACGCATCGCCAGTTCGAGCGCGCGCGCGTCCTGATGGCATCCAATGGTGCCGGGGAATGGGATCTGCCTGTATGGGCCGAGCGTCAGCGTGTGACGTGCGCAGGCGGCGCAGGAACGCTCACCGTTGACACCACCGCCTCGGACTACCGGGCCGGCGGCAAGGCGCTTCTATGGGCCTCTGATGAGGCCTGCGAGCTGGTCACGATCGACACCGTGAACGCATCCTCGCTGGTACTGGATGGCGTTACCGTGTCCGCCTACACCAATGGCATTATCGCCCCGGTGCGCACCGCGTACTGCCTGGGCGGGCTGACGTCTACGCGGCCCGCCGGCCCCATCGTCAACGTGCAAACCGAATGGCTCTGCTACGATGGCGTGGATCTGTCCGATGGTTCTTTGTACGGCACCTACCGATCACATTCGTTGGTCAACGACTGCCCGCGCGTTGGGCAATCCGCGTTTTCCGAACGGGTTGCTGTTCCGTCGTCGATGGTCGATAACGGCCTCTCGCCTCCCAAGGTGTTCGCCACTCGGTCCATTCCTGATCGCGCCGTCGGTATGGCATGGATGCCGCAGACCCTTCCCGATCTGTGGGCCGTCCGGTGCTGGCTGCACAGCATCCGCGGCGCGCAAAAGGCGTTCTGGCTGCCCATGTGGACGCGCGGAATCACGCTGGCAGCAGACATCAGCGCGATCGACACCACCATCACGATTCGATCGCTCGGGCTCAATGGCGTAGCGGAAATGGGCGACCTGTTCCTGCGCACGCTATCAGGGGCGGAGTACACGTTCCGCTTTACGTCGGTTGCCGCGTCAGGGCAGAACGACGTGCTTACCCTGTCTGCCGCTGCCGGCGCGTCTATCGCCGCGTCTGCGGTTGACGTGCTGTGCCCGCTGCACTGTGTCCGGCTCGAGCAGGATCGCGTCGAATTTGCGCACCTGTACCGCGGCCGTGACCGCCAGATCACCACCATACAGCTGCGCGCGATCGAGGTTCCTGTGCCGTGACCTACGCAACCGACGAAATCAGTATCGAGACCGGCGCACCCGTCGAGCTCTACACCTTCACGCGCGGCGGCGTGGTCATCGGGCGCTACACGTCCGGCGAGGCGGATGTGACGGTAGACGGAGACACGTACAGCACCTACCCCGGCGGACTTGCGCGCGGCGAGATCAGCATCAGCGGCGAGCGTGGCCGCGCGGCACTGCGGGTCACCGTGGCGCGTGATCACCCAGTCGCGCAGCTTGTATCGTTAAGGCCACGCACCGGAACGATCGGGTGCACGATACAGCGATTCCACCGTGGCGACGCAACGGACGTGATCACGATCTACGTTGGCCGCGTGCTGTCTGCCAGGCGCACGCGATCAGGAACGCGCGAGATCGTGGTGGAACCGTTGAGCATTTCGCAGAAGCGCATCGGGCTGCATCGCGTCTGCCAGCCTGCGTGTACGTGGGAGCTGTACGGATTCGGGTGCCGGCTGAACATTGACGACTGGAAGCATGAAACGACGATTGCGGGCGTTAGCGGAAACACGATGACGGTTGCGAGCGTACATAGCGGCTGGCCGTATGTGGGTGGCATCGTGGC